TTTATTAACCAATTAAGATCAAATATTGGTGGCTATGGCAACCCAGATACAACCCCAGGTGGTAGAGCACTTAAGTATGCCGCTTCCCAGAGAATTGAGATGCGAAAAACAACTGCCATTAAAGAAGGTGCTGATGTTATTGGTAATATGGTTAAGATTAAGATTGTTAAAAATAAAATAGCTGTCCCCCAGCAAGTTGTTGAATTGCCATTAATCTTTGGTGAAGGTTTCAAACCTGGAGAAGAAGTTCTCAACTTAGCAATTGATTATGACTTCATCTCAAAGGCAGGCGCATGGTTTACTACACACGATGGTCAGAGATTCCAAGGTAAGGCCTCTGTCAAGGAGTATTATGATGAACACCCTGAGCTGTTAGAGGAGTTAACTCAGATGGTAAAAGATACTTTAGCTGGAAAAGAAATAGTACAGGATTTTGAAGTAGACCCTAACACAGGAGAAGTTATAGATTAACTTCTCTTTTGCTAAATTAAATAATTAGTATGGAGGACTTATAGTATATGAAAGTTTATGTTGTGCCCTATGGCAAAGATACAAAGGTATATACTTCTAAAGAAGCTGCTGAGAAGGCTTGTGATAGAATTGCTTATAATATAGAGATGAGTGGTAGTAATAACCCCATCCCTTCAGTTATAGAGACAGATATCTTAGAAGAGTCATTAAATGAGCCACTTGATTCTCCAGTAGTTAAAGAGGAATCTATAGGAACAGAAATATTTGCAGATGCAGATTCTTTAGATACACTTGGAAATGAACCATCAACAAGTTTAATAGATAAGGCTTTATAGGAGGAACTTAATATGATAAAATTACCAGATGGGTATTTAGTAATAGAATCACCCGAAGAGTTAAAGTCAAGGCCAGGCCACAAGGCAATCATTGATGAACGTGATATAATAAGGTTTGCTGGTAATGGTGACCCTTATGGAGTAATTCACCATGAAGGCGACTTTACAAACTTTCCACAGTTCTATGAGCCTGTAGACAATGGTGGTAGTGTTCCTGATTTGTGGAGATGTTCAAAAGAAGATGTGTTAGATGCACTTAATAAGCATATACTTTATTATGAAAAGTTCTTACGCCAAGTAGATGCCATGCCAGATTCTCCAGTAGTTAAAGAAAGCCTCACAGAAGATGCTGAACAAACAACTATGTCAAAAGAAGACTTCTTGAAGAAGGCAGAAGAACTTTATGGTAGTTTAGATTATAGAGATATGACACCTGAACAGCAGCTTGAGTTTGCTTGTGCATTTAAGCTTCTTGTCCCTGCTAGTCAAAAAACAAGGGCTACTGGACAATCACTCAACTGGGATGTTTTTGCTTTGTCATATGATATTGGCAATCAAGATACACCAGAAGGTGTTGTAAGATTTGTTAATAATTACATAAAGAAGCACCCAGAAATAATTGATAGAATTCGTGGCAAGTATTTAAGCCAAACTACTTTAGATTTATATGGTAATGAACCTGGAGAAGGTTTAGTAGATAAAGCAGAATTATAGGAGGGCATTTATATGCCTGTTGTAGAAGACTTTGTAAAAAGGCAAAATGACCATCAAACTCACTTTGAGAGCCTTGTTTTATTAGGACCTGGTGGACTCGAAGAGTTAGATGATAAAATAGAATCAGCACTGGAAGAATTAGAAGACAAGTCGTCAGGTAAGTTAAATTTAACGACTAAAGTGGACGGAGCTCCTGCAATATTCATTTGACATGAGTACCCAGGTCTTCCAGATAATTCTATATCTTTAAAAAGCTTTACTAAAGACACAGCTGCTAACAACTGCATTTCATCACCTGACCAAGTGGACCAAAAGTACCCTGATGATGACAGGGCCAACTTTAGAGAGATACTTAAATACTGTTTACAGATAGCCTCTCTTATTCCTGCAGGAGAAGCATGACAAGGTGACTGTTTGTTTACAAAAGATTCAAAGCGTGAAGAAAATATATTAGGAAAAGATTACATTACTTTTCAACCTAATAAGATTATTTATGCTTTTTCAGAAGAGAACCCTGGGTATGAACAAGTAAAGAATGCTGACTTTGGTATTTGTTTTCATACAATTTACAGAGGGCCCGAAAAGAAACAATCATTTAAGGTAGATGCTTCTAAGTTAAATGTTCCAGATAACATTTATATTATGTCTCCAGCTCTTAAGTATGATAAGAACAAGTTCAATGTTAGTTCAATTAAGAGCTGAGTAAATAAACTAAATAATTTAGAAACTAAATTGTTAAACAATGACTTTTATGAAGAATTGACTACAAATGAAGCCTTTGAAAAGTTCAGAAAAGATTATTGGGGTACATTTGAAAACAATCAAACAAGTGATAAAAAGTCTGCTACGATAGATGAAACTACTTTCTTAAACGACTTTAAGGAATGAATAAAAACAAAGAGATTAAGCAAGTTAAAAGACAATGCTGGTGCAAAAGCAAAAGCAAATGCTGAAGCAGATATTGCACAGTTGTTAGAGATTGTAGAGAATAATAAAGATTTACTTAAATTGATTGTCTTAACCTTCAATGTTGCAGCCCATATTAAGATGCTTTTATGGGAAGGTTTCAAACAAGCTGACTCTGATTACAGTACCTTCTATAAGTCAAGAACCAAAGGGTACTTCCCTGGCGAGATGGAAGGCATAGCCATGAGCGACCAAGACGGGAATATTGTTAAATTGGTAGACAGAACTAATTTCAGTTCCTATAATCGAGATCCAGATATTATGTCAGGTTTTGAACACGAAAGCTTAGAAGAAGACTTAGACCCGAAGTCAACACTCGTATTTAGCTTTGGCAAGTTCAACCCGCCAACGATTGGCCATGTAATGTTAATGAAGACTATGGCTGATTATATAAAAGGTGGGAATAAACCAGTAGTTTATTTAGGCCACAGATACGGCATTGATAAAAAAGATATAACAAAGAGTCAG